GATGCCCTATAAGCCTATCGCGATTCCAGCATGTGAACATTGTTCGCGCCCCTTTCTTGCTAGTCGGCCACGCGTACGGTTTTGTTCCCTGAGATGTGCGTCCGCACGCCGACGCACGATGCGAGAGACAGCTTGCGAGCACTGCGCGAAACAGTACCGTTGGTCTCCAGCGAGCGGGCGTGGCCGGTTCTGCTCGCGGGAATGTCATCGCGCTTGGAATCGGGCTCAGTATGAGCAGCGTCTCTGGAGTCGAATCCTCTGCGACATTCAAACTGGATGCTGGGTCTGGACTGGCAAGTTGATCAGTGGCGGCTATGGCTCGTGGCACCGTGATGGCAAGCCGCGCAATATCCACCTGATTGTCTACGAGCGATTCGTTGGCCCGATTCCCCGAGGTCACGAAGTAGACCACCTATGTCTCAACCGAGCATGCTGTCGCCCAGACCATTTGGAAGCCGTTACACCGTTCGTCAACAAGCAACGCATGAATCAGCGCATAGCCATTCGCGAGGCTCTGCGGATTCTTCACTGGATCATGTTTCCGACTGAACGACAGGGGGATCTGGCGTAATTGTGCCGGTCAAATTCGGATTCAGCGCATACAGGAACGCTTCGACGGAGCCGGCACCGACCCAGTGACCCTCGACAGCGGCCTTGAGCGCCTGGGTGAAGAGCATCTGCTGTTGTTGCAGCTGGCTGATCTGGGCCGCCTGGTCGTCGGAATAGGCGCTGACGTCGGTCATGGCATCGGCACCTGCTCAGGCGGCAGTAGGCCATTCTGGATGTCGCGGATCTCCTGCTTGCGCGCCGGCGGCGTATCGGGATTCTGGAATTCAGTCGCGTACTCAGCGCTGGTCTTGTCGCGCATGGCCACGTGGGCGGCAATAGTTTGGTCGACCGTCGCCTGTTCTGCTTCCGGGAAATCCGCTGGCTCGCCCTCGAAACCGTAGCTGTGGACGTACGCCTCGGTCAGTCCCAGACCGGCGCCGACATCGACACCCGCCGCCGCCAGTTCGGTCTGGAGTTGGGCGAGGTTGATCGGTTTTCCCCCAGTCGAGCGGCCAATGGATGCGGGTGCCGTGGTCATCGGAGCATCTCCTCCACCATCAAAATCGTGACCGCCGCGGCGTTCTGGGCCAGCGTGCCGCCGCTGGTCTGCCAGTACAGCGCAAACGTGTGGGCGCCCGCTGACAGGCCGGTGACCAGGATCGCCGCTGACGCCATCTGGGTTGCCGAGCCGGCGGCCAGGTTGACGTAGATGGGTGTTTCGCGCAGGCTCCCGTCCACATAGACGAACACGTACGCGCCATTCGCGCCGCCTGTGTTCATGAGCGGTAGCGAGAACCACAGCAGTAGTTCACCACCGCGCGTCGTCATGGGCAGCGACGCGCCTGGTATCGCCACTGGCGAGGTCGAGGTTGTCGAATTGCCAGCCGCCTGGCGATACCAGACGCGTTGGCTCACAGCAGAGGTGGCGATCTTGGCCGTCGTGATGGAACCGTCGGCCAGATCACCTGTCGCGATGGTGCCGTCGGTGATCATGGCTGAGGTGATTGGCGGGATCGCCGACGCCGGCAGCACCAACCCCTTGCCCGAGGTGTGATCGTGGCCGTCTACCGCCAGCGCGAGCGTCTGGACATCTTCCTTCTTGAACAAATCGGTGGCCGCACTCGCCATCGGAAACTGCAGCGCACCGGCAAAGTTAACTGCGTTGGTTCGAGCCATGCTTAGACCTCTATCTCCGAAGTGACATGCTGCACGGCGACGATATGCAGCGAACCGCGCCATTCGCGTCCGACTTCATCGAAGGCCTGAATGACCTTCAGGTCAATGAAGCTGAGCTCCTGGACGGTCTCGTCCGGCAGCGTGACCGACACCGAGCCAGGATTGTCGACCACATTCTCGATCAGCGACTGGATCTTCCTCCGTCCTATGCGGACTGGCACGCCGTCTCTGCGCACCAACCCATCGGCGCACAGGACGTCAACTTCGAACTGCATCAGCCGCGGCGGACGCAGCGCGTGCCCGATCGCCACCGCGGACACCTGCGGCGACGTGGTGTTGGTCGTATTCACCAGGTGGACGCGGAACTGGAACAGCACCCCCGATCCCATCGGCGACACTGGCTGGAGCTCGTACGTGCTCGAGTCAAAGCGCTGCGGCAGCACGGTGAACGACGTGTCTTTCGGATCGTCCTTGTACTCGAGCTGGACGTAATTCGAGGTGTTTAGGAATGGACCGGTGACGGCCACGTTCCGCAACGACTTGATCGAGGCGTGGAAGCCTCCGTGGAAGGTTGGCAGCTGGATGAACGCGTCGCCGGTGTGGAAGCGGTAGCTGGTGCAGTTGACGGGATTCGGCGCGCACGCGTTGACCACCCAGCCGAGCGTGCCGTCGGAAAGTCCCAGGTACGTGCGCGTGTGGTTGGCGGGCGCGCCGACGGAGCTCACGAATAGCGTCTGAATCGCCCTGTTCGCGAGCGGTGCGATGACCGAGCCGTGCCACGCGTCGATATGGATGGCCTCCACTTGGACCGACGTCGAGAGCGTCGGAGACGTGTTTTGCGCCCACGCGCCGAACTTGCACAGGTAGCCGGTCTGGGTATCGCGGTTCAGGATGGCGGCGTAGGCAAACATCGTCCCTACACCCGCGAAAGCCGTCACGCGCCCCGAGACCGGCCCCGAGTTGCCGACCAGTTTCTCCGGTCCGACGTCGGTCCAGGACAGGTCAGTGTCGATCCTCCCCAGCGAGTAGCCGTAGCTGGTGTACAGGCTGTTTTCGAACTGCCCCCAGAATCGGCCGTTGCTTGGATCGTCGGCGAACTTCAGCGCGGGAAACAGCGAGTGGTCCTGCCCCGCAGCGTCCAGGGTGTATAGCCCGTCGGTCTTGGCGACGACCAGGGTCCCCGCGGCAGAGACCATCAGCGAGGTGATCCTCGAGCTTTTGTCGCCGGCGCGATAGATCAGGTTGGTGTAGTTGGCCTCGAGCGTGGGGTCCGCGTTCGTATCGCATTTTCTCAAGCGGTTGACGTCGTCCGCCCACCAGAACTCGCGGCCGATCACCGCGAAGCCGAGTGAGTTGAACGTCGGCATCGACGTATAAGCGGTGCCGTTGGCAGTCCACTGCGCCACGCCGCTCGAGAGCGCGATGAAGGCCCGCTCCACCCCGTCGAAGTTCGACTGGAAAACGGCCACGTTGAGCACCGAGATACCGGCACCAAAGTCCTTGACCATCGTCCAGGCCGCGTCAGAATCGCGCCTCAGCACGTATCTTCCGTTGGCCGAGTACAGGACCCCGCCGAGCTCGAAAAACTGGACGGCGCCCGCGACCGAATCTCGCGACGACGGCGACAACAGCGTGAGCTCCGGACCCTTGCACCACGGCCAGACGCTCGCGTCGACCGCCTCCGCCCACAGGTAGCGGCGGTCGTCCCTCGTCTCGTTGGCCTGCTGCAAGCTCTCGCCCATGCCAAACGTCAGCGCCTCGTACTCGGCGTTCCGCTCCGTCAGCGGGCTCCAGCCCGAGTAGGAGTAATCGGTCGGCGTGATATTGCTGATGTCCTGGACCCTGCTCGAGACCAACTGCGGTGTCCCGGGCTTGGTCGAACCGAGCATGAACCCCTGCCGCCAGAGAGCCACCTTGTCTTCGATGACCATGTGGTACGGATAGGGAGAGCGTCGGCCGCCGACGTAGCTCACGCGACCGCTCGCGGCCCGAATGATCTGGCCCGACGGAAGAGCAGTTGCGGCTGCACCGCGGTGAAGTGCTGGTGGGTGCGATCGTTGAACCACGCCGCGGCCATCGCCTGATCGCGGATCAGCCGCTGGTTGGCGTTGACCTCAAGAAGGTGACCGAAGCGTCGCCAGCCGACAACCAGCGCGCTCGAGACCAACCAATCTCGCTCGATCGGTGCTTCGTCGGTCTCTGCGTACAGGCCGCTCTGCTCGCCAAACGTCCCGCCCGCGGCACGGCAGTGGTCGTAGGCGCGCTTGTAGCAGCGCAGATAGAGCGTGTCGCCGTCAGCGAACGTCCGGCCGTTGGTGTTGAAGTACAGTGTGCCGCCGTCGCGCTCCACCTGCCCGTAGACGATCGCCTCAAAGGGGTCGTTCACGTTGCGGTCTGCGCTGCCAGAGAGCACACCGACCTGGCGGACGTGGTTGGGGTCCTGCAGCCAGGGAGCGACCAGCGACAGATCGTGGCGCGTCGCGCCGGGCGTGGGAACCGCCATAACCTCGACGACCAGCCAGCACTGCTTCAGGCCGTCGTTGATGAGCTGGTGCATCGTCGGCGCATCCCACGGCCCGAGGATCTCAAACCGTTCCCCCACGCCGGAGAGTCCCAGGTTCTCCATGTTCTCGTACGTCATCCGAAGCGCCTCAATGTCGCCGTAGGTGAACGCCTCAAGCTCGGCATACATCGTCGGTCCGACCGCCGGCACCATCGAGTTTGTCCACGGCAAATCGGGCGTGAGCATGCCGATGGACGGATCGTAGCTCTTGACGAAGCGATTCACGTCCTCCGGCCAGACCGCCGTGGGGCGGTACAACGGTCTATCCACGTACAGGTCGTTCTGAGCGATGCTGGACATGATCGGATAGTTCGAGCACACCAGCTTGGTCGTGTCCGAGCCCGACGTAGCGCGCACGTCGTAACTCTCTGGCCCAACATACGGACCGCTCTCGACCGCCAGGTTCCTCCGGTACTCAGCGAGACTTGGCACTTTCTACCCCTGGAACCACGTCTACGACCCCGTTCGGCGACGGCTCGAGCTCGGCCACACGCTGCTGGAGTTGCGCCACCTGGCCGCGCAGCCAGGCGAGCTCCACCGTGCATTGACCGAGCAGCAAGAGCAGGTCGTTCATCGTGTAGGGCGGCTGCTGCGATTGCGTCATCATCAGTACAGACCAATCAGCCGCGTGATAAAGGTCATATCCACCGCGTCGAGGGCCGTATCCAACTCGAGCACAGCACTCTTGATCAACGTTTCCTGGTCGGTCGTGAAGTAATACGGCGCTACCTTCAGGTCGGTCGCGGCCAGGAAATCGCGGTCCTGGTTGATACTGTTCTTGATGCTCAGGAAGGTGCGCAGGTGTGTGCCGACGAGCTGATTCAGCACGGTGGCATTTTCGGGAGCGGTGCCGACCGTGGCGGGTGGTGGAGGTGTCTCTGGCTGCGTCATACGATCCCTACCCATGCTCCTGCACTGCGAATGTAAATGCGCTGGTTCGCCGTCGTCGGCGTGTCTTTGCGGAAGTAAAAATCACCGTCGCTCCCCACGGCAGCGCTCGGGGCACCCGAACCCCCGCGTACTGCGCTAGCGCCGGTGGACGGCACGATGCCCGACGCGACGTTGACCAAGCGCGGCCGATTGCCCGAGTAATCTCCGATGTCGTAGGCGTTGTCGACGGACGGCACGAAGTAGCCCGTCGATGCGACTTGCCACATCCAGCCCACGCCGTCGATGCCCAGACGCAACGGAGCCGGCCCGAGGATGCCACCCGCGATGTACAGGTAGCGCACTCGCCCAGCGCTCGCGCCGATATCAATGGCGTTGTCCGTCATAGGCTGCAAGACAGACGTACCGATGACCCACCGCAACGCGCCACCAGCCCCGAGATACAGCGCGTTACTCGGTTGAATGACCATATCGCGACCCACGCCAGTACCGGCCTGCTCGCCCAGGATGTAGGCGTTGTTGCCCGCAAAGCCGATGGCCAGCCGCTCGAAGTTCGAAGAGTTGGTGTACGCGTTGTAGATCCTGAAAATCTGGCTGGAGCCCTGGAGCGCGATGTTGTTGGCCGACTCGCTCACCAGCCAGGTGTTGCTCCAGAACTGAATCCCACCGGACAGCAGCAGATGCCCGCCATTGGTGATGCTGCCGCCCGTCGAGAGCGCTCCACTAAAGGCGGCCGCTCCGTTGTTGAGAGTCATGACGCCCATCAGGAAGTCCGCCCCGCCGGAGTTCGCCTGGGAAATGTGGAACACGTTTGGGATGACCAGCTCGTTGTTGCCGTAGAACTGGCCACCCGCGATGGCCGAGGTGTCGACACCCAGCGTGATCGACGCGCCATCACCGAGCTGAACCGCGCGGTACGTGCCCGACCCGTAACCAAAGTTCGTCTTCCGAATGAGGGGTTGCCCGCCCGATGGCATGCCGTAGATCCAACTCGCGTTGCCCAGGCTGATGCTGCCACCGAGGTACAGGTTGTGTGCACGCATGGCGCCGTCCGCGCCAATGTTGTAGGCATTGTCGGCTGAGAAGAGCAGACTGCCGGTGAGTGTGCCGCCAGTCAGAGCCAGGTAGCGCCCGTCCGCCGTGGTCTGACTGAAGGGTGTCTGCCAGGTGGTGTTGTAGTCCGTGGCGCTGATCTTGGTCAGCATCTGACCGGTGGCACCACCCGCCGGGACTCCCTGACCAGCCGGACCCTGCGCACCGGTCGCCCCCGTCGCGCCTTGTGGTCCTGTCGCGCCCTGTGGTCCTTGTGGCCCAGGTACTGTCGAATCGGCGCCTGGCGGACCCGTCGCGCCCTGCGGTCCCACCGGACCCTGCGGGCCCTGTGGACCTGGCGGTCCTTGGGGCCCCTGCGGACCAACCGGACCAGTCCACGGCGGTACAGAATCAGGCTCCAGCGGTGGCGGAGGCGGCGGAGCTGGTGCGCCAGGTGGCACGAGTGGAGGAGCTGGCGAGCCCCCAATCAACTCCAGTGGCGGTGCCTGCACTGGCTGAGCCGGATTGAGAACCGGCGTCTCGGTCACGAATTGCCGTACTTCAGATCTTCGAGCGCGTCGACCGCCATCGCGCCGATCAGGTCATCCGGCAGCGTCACCTTCAGGACCTGGCCATTGTCCAACTGAAAGCTGATGATCAGCCGCCCGGTATGCACCCATGTCCCTTCGGTGCGCTGGTCGTTCACCATCCCATTGGTTGTGAACGTCGGCGTCGGCATCACACGTTGTCCACCGCGGCGCCGCGCCGTTTGATGACGATGGACGCGCGCACGCCGCCCTGCCGCTCGCGGTTGTCGCGACGGTAGACCGCGGCTTCGATCTGCTTGTAAACCCTCGCGTAGTCGGCTTCCCGCTCGAGGCCAACCTCCGCCATCGCCCGCTCGCGGGGCAGACTGAGCCATAGCTCGGCATCGACCACGTCCGGCGTGTTGGCGTCACCCTGGCGATCGCCGTCCAGACAGTAGCCATCGCGCTCGACACGAACGACCTGGTCGTGTCCCAGCAGCGAATGCACGTACTCGACCTCTTCGGTGTTCTGGCAGAGGCGCGTGCCGCCGCCCTTCAACGTGATGCGATAAAATCCGCTACCGAACGTGCAATCGCCACGGTGGGCCGTGGTGACCAGCAGCTCGGGCGTCGGTGTTTTGGTCACGCCGGAGGCGGTGCCGGTGCCGGTTCTGGTTCGGGCTCAGGTGGCGTTGGACCGGGTTCCGGCTCGGGTTCGGGCGGAGTTGGTGGGGTTGGGGGAGTTTCGCTCCACATCGTGGACTCCTTACAGGGTGGTGAACGTGCCGATACTGGTCAGCGTGCTGCCGTTGGCGTTGGTTGCGGTGACCTGGAAGTAGTACAGCGTCTTGGTCGTAAGACCACTCAACGCGATAGTTTGCGTACCGCTCGCCGCCGAGCCTGCGGCGGTCGAGCTCGACATCGCCTGCGTCGTTCCATAGTTGACCCTCGCGGCAACTGTCGGCAACGAGCTCAGCGTGAACTGGATTGACGCGGTCGTCGCCGCCAGCGCGGTGATCGACACTGCGGAGATAGCCACTCCGCCGGTCGGCGGCACAGACGCAAAGAACTCCTGCCCAGGTCTCGAACCAGTGGCAGCACCGCGGTAGCCCTGGCTGGCGTTCAGCGGGAACGAGGCTGGTTTGGCGACGCCCTCGTTACCGGCCCAATCGGTCGGCGAGTGCGTCCACAGACCAGCCGCGGCACCGACCTGCGCTTCGATGTCAGCCGGCGTCACGGCGAGATCGGTTCCGCGGGCGGAGCTTCAGGCGCCGTCGGAGCCGCCGCTCCAGCCTTCTCAGCCCAATACGCAGATAGGTCAGGAATGTCCTGCTCGGCACCGGCGGTGTAACCCTTTTGCTCGTAATGCTCGACGTTCGACAGCGGCGACCAAAATGTCGTTCCGTCCGGCTTGCTCATCTCGACGTACGCCGTCGGCGAGATCTGCTCGTCTGGCCCGCTGGTGGCCTCTTCCGCAGTATTCGGCTTGAGCTCGAGCACCTCCGGCGGAGACGCTTCCGCGGGCGGGAACACGTATTCCTCCTTGCCCGCATAGATCGGTGCCGCGGTCGGCGACGGATCAACGATGGGATGCTGTTCGGTCTCGGTCATGCCGCGCTTCCTCCGCGTTGGCGACGGCGTGACTGCTCGAGCGGATCGTAGCCGTGGCTGGCGTTGATCTTGGCTTGCAGCCCCTCCATCGACTCGCTTTCGCTGGTTTCGACGCCGGCCAGGAGCTTGGCGTCTTCCTTCGCCTCGCGAGCCACCTCGCGCTTCGGGCGGATGACCCGAATGTCCTTGCCGGTCTCTTCCTTGATTTGTTTGAGATATTCTCGAATCTCCTCGACCGAATAGTCATCGAAGGTGTCCTCGAGCGCGAGATCGCGGTAGCGTTCGCCGGCGCGGCGAATGGCGTTGATGAGCGCCGCCTTCTCGCGCTGCGCCTCGAGGATCTTGGGATACTCGACCTCCTGGTACTGCTCGACTTCCGAGCGCCCCCCGTCCCGACCGGGCGTCTCGCGCATCTCGTGATAGCCCTTGTCGGCGTAGTACGCGCGGTTCGTCGGATCGCCCTGAAGCTGGACGACCTGGCCGTTCGGCTTGAGGAACCAGCGCATCGCGTAGTTGTAGTTAGCCCCCTTTTGCGGCTGCACCGGAGGGGAGGTTTGATCAAGTAACTTGTCGACGAACTCGTTGCCGGTGAGTGCCTCAGCCATGCTTAGCTCGCGCCGAGCAGCAGCACGCCGAAGTTGTCTCGCATCTCCTGATGGCCGTAGATGACCTCGACCGCCAGCTTCCACGCGAACATGTCGATGTCGTAGAAGATGTGCGTTTTGGGGGTGCGCTGCACGACCAGCGCCAGCGCGTCGCGATGGAAGATGGCGTTGTTGGCCTGACCGCCGGCCGGCTTGACCAGGTTGGTGGTCATCTTCAGCGTCAGCCCGTACATGTCGCCGAGCGTGCCCGACTTCACGGGCGTGCTGCCGGTGCCGATGTACAGCGCGTTGCTCCAGCGGTCCAGCGCCAGCTTCGCGACCTTCTCAGCCGGCGTCATGATGAAAAAGCGGTCGTCCTGCGGCACGTCGGCGTCGTCCAGGAGCTTGATCGCCGCGAGCACGTTCGCGTCAGAGACCGCCGTGCCGAGCGTACCCACGGTCTGGCTGAAGCCGGCGAAGTCGGTCGCCAGCTTGGTGTCGATGTCCTTCGAGACCGCGTAGCCGAGCTTGCGCTGGTACTCATTCTGGACATCGACAATGGCCTGGACCTTGACGATGTCCTCGATACCTACGGCTGCGTATGACCAGATGTTGCACTAACCCGGACCTTTCGGACCGGAGTGGACTATCTCTTCATTCCAACAGTGTGACCTGCCGGAAGCGGGGCGCTGGTGCGGGCGTATCGTTGGGCGTCTCACCCGCTAGTCTCTGAACCTTCTCGACTACTCGGCCATTGGCCGGCCCCGTCGAGCTTGGCTGCGGATTCCCATGCATCGGGTGTCGGCGCAGGAACAAGGCGATCTCTCGTTGCTCGTCGGTGTAGCGCAGGTGTGGGTCTCGACTCTGAGCGATCTCGATGAAGCGATAGAGCGCTTCGGCATTCGCACGCTTCGTCACCAGATACGGCATCACTATGTCCAGGACACGACGTGCCCCGACGAAGCTCATCACCGAGATATGACGTTGCGGCCGCTTGCCCAGGCGCGTGGGATTCACACGTTTGGGATCGCGCAGGTAGTAATGCTTCGCACCGATAAGCGTGAGCATCTCGGAGACGTGGTCGCAGGTCGGCATGTCCGTATGCGAGACAGCGATCAACGGGCGGTAGCGTTCCGGCTCGCGCTCGTGATTGCGAAGTCGCCGCGTGTTGGGTCCGTCCGGCTTCCACTTCCAGATGCTCCGATAGAGCGTGATTGAGCCCTCGCCATCCAGAAAGCCAGCGAGCCACGCCGCGTCTGTTTCTTTCACTACGTCGAATGTGCGGCACGTTCGTTGTCATCTGGTTGATGTGTAGGGTCCCCGACAGTTCACCCCGAGTTTTCACTCTCGGTGCTCTAGGCAGCGAGGCGTGCCCCCATAACCTCACGGTCGAGGGTAATGGTCGTCGCAGTCTCCGCCACCGTCTCGTACGAGATAGCGTTGTTCTCGCCCTTGGCTCGAGCGGCCAGGTTGCCGATCGACGCCACCTTGACCGTCTTGCCGACGCTGGCGTCGTCCTCGAAGCCCCGGTTAACCGACGCAGCAATAACCAGGTTGCTTTCCGTCGCGCGGAGTACCTGCTTCGACCACAGGTCAGGACTGAAAACGCCGTCGGCGATAGTCTTGTCTACGAACTCGTTGCCCGTAGCCGCAATGCCGGTTCCAACCGCCATATGAACCCCTTTAGCGTGGTGTTAGGGGAATGCCTCGCGTTTTGTCGTGCCGCACTCCCGGTCGTGGATGCCCATTCTCATCGAACAGAGCGTCGTACTCGCGGAGCGACATTGCAGCGACCTGCTCGTCGGTGACAACACGGACGCGAGAGGGGGTTCCGCCCTCGCGCTCTGGCACCGGCTCGGAGCCGTTGACTTCGCTCAAGATCGACTTTCGCAGTGCGGACTCCCTCTCGTGGAGACGGAGCTCGGTGGCCTGGTCGACCAGATAGGACAGGTATTCTTGCAGACCCTCACCCCAGGATCTGCCCTCGGCAAACGTTTTGCCGGCAACCTCGCGCTGGACCTGCTCGGGCAGCGTCTGCTGGAAGCGGCTGATGACGTCCATCATCGGCGCGTACTGGTTGTTCTGCGCGTACTGTTGCGCCTGCTGCTGATACTCGCGTTGCGTCAGCTCGCCGAGCGTGTACAGGTCGTTGTTGGCCGCGGCGTCGCGCTTCTGCTGCTCCGCGGCGTCTCGGTCGCGCTGCCTGATCAGGTCTCGAGCGCGCACGTCACTGCGCGAACCGATGAGCCCTGAAAGGCGTTCGTCTTTTTCGAGGAGCTCGGTCGGCAAGTTCTTGGCGAGCAGTGCAAACGCCGCTTCCGGGCTTTCGGCGCGCGACCACGTCTCTTTCCAATCTTCGGCCTCACCCGATTCGGGCGAGACGCCAGTGACACTTGTCGTCTCACCCTCATCGGTGCCGTCGACGGGAGGCGGCTCAGACGCGGGTGCCGCGGACCGCCCCCGCGTACGCCGCGGAGCGGCCGGCTCGGGCGGCGGCGCGACTGCGTCTGGTTGCTCGTCGACCAGGTCCGGGTGTACGCCGCGGTCGCTTTCGGCCACTACTTGCCCTTCGGTTTGGACTTACCTGCCATCCGCATCGCAATGGCAATCGCCTGCTTCTGTGGCCTGCCAGCTTTCATCTCGGTCCGAATATTGGACGAAATCGTCTTCTGTGACGAGCCCTTTTTAAGGGGAGACACTCTACACCGCCCCCATTAATATAGTGTGGTAATGGGCCGTTATCGTTTGGACCCGAGAGAGGTTTGCCGTCGCCACATCACGTATACCGACACCTGCTGGCTCTGGAGCAGCAAGTCGTATGGCAAGTTTCGAATCGACGGACGCCTCGTTAGCGCACATCGCTTCATTTACGAACTGTTTCACGGCCCGATTCCGCACGGAACTATCGTCCGCCATTCTTGCGACGTTCGCGCCTGCGTTAGTCCTGATCATCTCCTGCTCGGAACCCATGCCCTCAACGCCGATGACCGCAAGGTTCGTGGCCGGAACAATACTGCCCGGGGTGAACGTGCCGGACCTGCCAAGTTGACCAGTTCACAAGTCATGGAAATTCGTCGCCGCTATCGTTCGGGCGGAGTCTATCAACACGATCTCGCACGCGAATATGGAGTCGCTAAACACACCATCCAAGCAATTTGTTCGGGTGCGACTTGGGCTCATCTACCTAACGCCTGACACCGCCGAACGTCGTGGGAGCCTGAAACGCCGGGAGCGTGTTCTGAATCTGTGCCAATGAGTCTTTGGGATCGAGTCCGTACTTTTCCTGCATCGACTGCAGGATGATGTTCTGCGTCGACGGCGCGGCTCTCAGAAAACTCGTCGAGTCGATCTTGTTCGGCGTCGGCGTGCTGTTGATGAACTGGTCGGCATTCGTCTGGTTCGGTACCGGGTTTTTGATGT